GAATGTTAACGCATTTTGTAACTTATCAACGGATTCTTTTAACCCACTACCTCCAACAAAGTTGAATGCCATCGTTACGTTAGCAATCATAGGTTGGATACCAATACCTTCAGGATTGATATCTAATTGTTCATATTGAAGAGATAATGAGGTTGGGATAATTTTTGTATTATAAAAATCCCCAATTCTTAACACTAACACAGGAGGTGCACCAAACGCGGTGTTAATCGCATTGTTGTATTCCAATGTTGGTTTACTTTGTGGTGTGTTTTGTTTTACTGTAGGTATTGTATCACCAGGTCTCATACATTGTTGTAAGAATGTAAGACGAGAGTTCAATCCTTCAGGTGTTGTTGAGTGGAACGCTGGTTGGAAAAATTTCAACTTATCTTTTAAGTTGTCATAAACCATAGGAGTTTCCGCTTTGATTGTTTCAAAGTAGTCACATTCCGACAATAAAGACCTTAACACTCTTTTAGTTACGTTATTTCTTTCTTTTCTAACTTGTTCTACAACAGGTACTTTTACAGTACTTGTTACCACGTTACCAACTAAAACTTCTTGAGTTTCGGGTGGTGGAGTAGGTATAGGAGCGGTTAGTGTTCCTGTAATTGAGGCAATATAAGCTCTTCTACAAGCCATGGCTGTAGTTGTGAAAATTTCTTTAGAGTCGGCCTTTGTGTCTCCTCCAGATGCACTTGGGTCATTATCCGTACAACTAACTGTTTGTCCACCAATATATGTACCCTTCTCACTATCAAATTGTTGTACTTGAGCGTTTTCACCCGCAGCAGTTCCTGGTTTAAGAATTAATCTTTGAGCCGTAATATATTTTTTAAGTGTTTCTGTTTCATTAAAAAACTTAATCACGGATTCGATTCTCCTTTTAGATAACTCAACGTTATACGCCTTTGTTGCAGGTGCGGAACAACTTGAATCAATCACCATTGTGATGTTACCTGTCGGATACTGAGTTAATTGTTTATCTAACTCAACAGTCAATTCTTTTAAAGTATTATAATTTGGTGTTACTACCGCATTAAAAAACGTTCCTAATTGAGCTCCGTTTGATTTATCGGTATATATTTTTTTGTTTCCTGGTGATGTATATCTTGTATACTCCTCAGTATAGTTTGGTGATGTCTTAGGTTTTGGAAAGTCGTTACCAAAATAACCACCTATCTGAACATACTTTTTAAAGAAATCTTCAGAATTTAAAGTTGATTGTGAGGTAGTAGTTGCCCCCGCTGTTGGAGCATCCTTACCTGTCTGAATTGTTTGTTTAGCAAAAATTAACTCTTCCTTAGTCATATCTTTAGAAGAAATCACTTCTTGTAAGTAAGACAACTCACCTGGCTTTATTGTATAATATTTCTTAGCAAGTTCATACAAGTCGTATTTTCTACAACCCGCAAAGAACGAATCAATAATACTATCAATTCTAACTCTATTTGTTTCGTTACCCAATACCTTATCAACAATAACATTTAATACCGATGGATGGTCAACTACGATTTTCCACGATAATGAACCTGTTCTTGAGGTATTTTTATACGTATAGATTGGTTCGGGTCTACCCAAGAAGTCTGATTGGTTCCACGAGGTCGATACACTCTCACTGAAGGTCAATCCGTAAGGAGCGAACCACATTACTCTACCACCATTTGGACCTCTCTCACACACCGCTAAATCCGATACAGAGAACCCTGGAGTACTTGATGTTCTCCATGCTAAGTTCTCTAATGAGAACATATACTTTTTGGCATATCCTTGTCCCCCTGGACCACCGTTGATTAGGTTAGTTGAAGATTGTCCACCTTCCATTTTGTTAGGTGCGATATTAAGATTATATGTGTTATCAAATACTGAATCCGCAAATCTTCGACCATTAACCGTTACACCATCAACCTTTTGAAGGTCGTTGTATTGTAAGTAAGGTACGTCTTTAGCAAATACTCTACAATATTCAGTACCAACTTCTTGTCCAATGGCTCCTTCGTATCTATAAACTCTTGAACCCTTAGTCATTTCTTTATATCCATCATGGAATACTTTACTCACTTGGTCAATTGCATTACCAACGTGTTGTAATCTTTTACCCCCCTGAGGTTGGCTATCAATAATTCTTTGTGTTTGGTCTAAGATTGAACCTTGTTTAAAAGTTCTTTCAGTTGACTCAGTCGTATTGTATGATGAAGGTTTAAAGTCTTCGTCTTGGTTTGTAACTTCTCCACCAAGTCCAACTTTCTTACCAGCATTACCTTTGTATTTTGGTGATACCCATGTGAATCCACCTTCAATACCACCACCATTAGAATATGTAGGTCCGTTTGCACCTAATCTAATATCTTTACTTGGTCCTTCATAAAGTTGGGCTAACTCTGATGGACCATAAACAGGTGACTGTTGTTCAACACCATAAGCATTTACAGGTACCTCACCAGTTGGTGAAAAAACTTGTGAAGGATTAGATGTAATATTACCTATATAGAAATTACTGTCATCAGATTGAGTACCTGTTAATACACCAGCGGCTCTATCGATAAACGTTCTTGGGAAGTTTGGTTTGTATCTGTTGTAGTCAATGTTTTTGAATAGTCTTGACCTTTGTCCTGCACCCATGTTATTAAACATGATTTGAGAACCAGTGTCTCCACCACCCATAAGTCTATTAAAGAATTTACCAACCCCACTACGTATAAATGCACTAGACAGTTGTTGTATTGTGGTCTGTGGACCTGGATTAACATTTGGGTCAAAGTATGAACCAGGTATTGGAGATACAGGTAAGATACTTCCACCTAATCTTAATGCAAAGTTGGCGGCAGCAAGTATTGGGTTTGCTGTGACAGTAATTGTATAGTTTGGCTCAATTAATGGAACTACGCCTGACAAAATGTTAACTATGTCAGTCCCACTATTAATGTTTAAAATGTTAGCTCTGTCAATAGTATCTTGTCTAATCTGAGCGGCAATTCTTGCTTCAAACTCTCTTCTAAGTGTTTCCGCACCTAATTTAACGATAAATGAATCTTGACTCAATAAACCATTACTTCCTCCTGGGTCACTTGAAAGTAATATTGATAGTGGAGAATATGTTGACGGTACAAACGTTGTTGGGTACGGTTGGTTGTTTGATGTATTGGTTGTCTGTGGTCTATTTAAAGAATCAAAAAATGGAGCACTGTCTAATGGTAGTTGATTACCGTTAGAAAATACGTTAAGAGGTTTCCATCTTTGAGATTCAGGTAAGGCTTGGTCTACAATATTTGCGTCTTGAAATCCATACTCACCTTCGTTTGATTTGGTATTTAACAACGCGCCTGGGTCAGGAACTTGCTCGTAACCACCTTCATTACCATATTGGTTTAAAGGGTATAGTTGATTCGCAAATGTTGGAGTATCAATTAATTGGTCAGGACTATCTTGTACTGATGTGTCTGATTGAATGTATTCTGTATCAATAGGAAGCGTAGGTCGGTTAGGGGACTTAGCATAAGGCGTTAAGTTCCTTGTTATAAGTTTCTTTCTGAAACCATCCGAGCTAATAAAATCTAAAGGACTCCCCATTAATATCTTTAATTAATAAATAGGTTAAGGACTATTTTTTGTTTATCTACTTACAGTTTTTCCTGAAGGAGCTTTTGTTGGGTTATCTTTACCTGTAACACTAACCATGTATTGTTGCATTTCAGCACTATTCATTTTTTCGATTAACATTTTAGTCACTTGTTCTTTTTGTGCGGCAGTTAATTCTGAAGCACCTCCTGTGAAATTAATATCAATTTTAAATCCACCATCAACATTAACCTTTGAAGTTCCTCCCCCGCCAGCAAATGGATTGTTGTTTGCAACACTCTGTTGGACTTCGGAGGCTTTGGTACCTTCAATTAGTGACGATATTGGTTTGTTACCGTCTTTAACACCTTTAATTTGTTCAGATTTTACACCACCTAACATCTTATCCAAAAATTCTTTAGCAACCTCGTCAACTCCCGTTGTACCAGTCGTTTTTTTACGAGTTTCTTCTAAAGTTTTTATCATACCTTGTTTAAACCCTTCTTCAATTTTAAGACCTTGTTGACCTAATTTTTCTAGATACATTGAGGCTGCGTCAGTGGTTTTAATGTCTTTATTATTAATATCTTTAAACAACTGTTTAATGTCCCCAAAAGATTCGGTTATAGTATCTCTAACTTTTTGTGGGTTACTAAAGTTTTCTGAGGCTGCCCCTGTAAAGTTTGTTGATAAATTTCTAGCGGCCTCTCCACCTTTTAGTAAATCTCTTTGTGTTACAGCTCCGCCAACAATAGCGGACCTTATAGCTTTAAGGTCTCCTGCACTTGATTCACTATAAGATAATTGAGATTTCGCAATATCTTCCATAGTTTTAGGTGCATTTTTTTGTTGTTCAATTAATTTATCAAACTCAGGTTGGGTTAACTCAGCTAATTCTTTTTTAGTTCCATCTTCCAAAGTAACTTTGTACTTACCATCTTGCATTGTTGCAATATTTGCCAAATATTGTTTGTCCTCTTCACTTGCAATTGTAAGACCAGCTTTATTGATATCAGAAATTCTCATATCTAATTCTGCTGCGGCTAATCCCATTTTAGATAACGAACCTGAAGCAAGCCCTGCCTCTTTTTCCATCTCCCTAAGTGTTAATACACCTTGAGGATTTATCTTAAATGTTTTAGTTTTTTCGTCAAAATATGTAAATTGTTTTGATATGTTCGCTAAACCATCTTGTAGTCCTGATGGGTCATTTATTGATGCATTCATCAAAGCGAATGGGTCGGCTAAGGCTCCTGCAGAAACACCAAGTCTTTGGAATGCGGATGCCATATTAACCGCTCCTTCAGGGTCTAAAACTTTTTCAGCTAAAGCAAATGTGTTAGACATGTCAAACCTTAACATAGATGCTTGAGCTGCCATCTTAGTTAGACCTTGAACACCACCTTCAAATTGGTAACGATTCATTTGGTCCATGTTACTTCTAACACTATCCATTACTTGTTTGGTGTTTCCACCAATACTTCTAACATAGTTAACAGACTCTTCTAACTGTGTACCCACTTGTTCGATACCAACACCAACATTTAGGAAGGCGTCGGAAATTTCACGAACACTCATATCTAATACCTTGGATGATGCGTAGAGTTTTTCAATATCTTCAGAGCTTGCTACAACGTTTCTTTTTGACGCTTCTGCAATCTCTTGCATTGATTTACTAACATCCCCAAAACTACCACCCATTCGAAGGATGCCAGGTGTTGTATCAGCAATCGCAGTTTGTAGTTCAACAATTCTTTCTCTACTTTGGCCAAAAGTATTATTAACCATTCGAGCACTAGAACTTATTCGTTCGTACGCATCAGCAAATTCTTGTACGTTAGGTAATTTTACCGCGTTTTTCAACTCTTCACCCATTTGACCTGCGGTCTTATCGTTTGTTTCTGCCATATTTTTGTATAGTTAGTTACTATATAAATACAAAAGGACTGAGTTTTCAGTCCTTTTTATTATCTTCAATCCATTTATCTAAAAGATACTTTCTTGTGAACAACGGCATTATTAAAAAATCTTGATAACTTATCTTTAATAATGTGTTTAAGTAGTAGAACTCGTCTAACTGACTTTTTCTATAATCAGAAGAAAGGACGAAAAAAGTCGACCCCGAAACCTACATTAACTGTAAGTCTTTCTCCTGATGGGGTCATAACAATTCGTTTCATATCCAACCTTGGTTCATTATCTTCCATAAATTTTCTTATGAATTTTGAATCCGCAATTGGCATTGATTCTATAAATTTGGCGATTTCGCCTTTATCGGTAGACCCGTTTGCCTCAATAATTTCTTTTTGTAATCTTAAAGTAACTTTAGGAACTACTCTTCCCGCAGGATATAAATCCGCAGCTCTTTGATTTTCTAAGATTTCACCGTAAGTCATTGGTTTTAACTTAACAGTTGTTTGAGATTTTGGTAACGTCGTTGTAAATGTTCCGTCTTCGTTAGGTTGTTGACCTTGTAGAATAGTTAATTGGTCAAGTAGTACTGTCGTTTTGAAAGGTTTTCTTGTTGAAGGGTCCGTCAATGTAAGTTCCATTTCAGGTCCAAACGCGGTATTCCTTAAGAAAATTAAGACCGCCTCAACATCACCTTCCAACATGTCCTCAACACGTAAGTCTGGTTCGTAAATCTTTGTTCTTAAAAGATTTGGTGTCATATCGTCACCACCCGCCATTAATAAGTTCTCATCAGTTGCAGTCAGATACCCGACTTTAATTGATTTCTTTTTGTTTTTGTAGAATGTACCTTGAGATGGTAATGGTACCACGTCATGGGGAAGCGAAAAGTTTGCTTGACCGTATTCTCTTGATTGATTATCCATATAAAAAATTAACCGTAAAGTTTATGTGCTTTACGGTTAAATATAATTGTTCTAAATTTTTTATAAATAGTATTAGTAAACTAACACACATCTGTCCATTCTCAGAGTTGCTGCAATTGTCGCTAAACCATCTGTGTTGTAAGCCAACGCATTAAAGTTAACATCTGTTAAGAATGTACCATACATAATCCATTTCTCAACAACAACACCTGTTGGGTCTAACATCTCAAGGTCAATATCTTTTTTGTACCCTGCAGCATATCCCATACGACCTGTCACTGACTCGGCGTGTAAACGAACCCACTCCATAAGAGCTTGTGCGGCAGACGGTCCAATTGGGTCTCTAAAGACAACGTTAATTGTTTGCCAGTTGAATCTACCTGCAACGTAAGTTGAAGTGTTCAAGAATGGAATTTCAGTCGCAGCAATTGAAATGTGTGGTCTCGAAGTACTTTCTACGAACCATTCATTAATACCTAAACTTGATGGAAACCTTAAAATGAATCGGTTTTGACGTTTCGGTTCATAAGGAATCGGCATTTTCATCAGTAAATCAGCCATATTATTTAAATTTTGTTTCTATGTTTATAACGATAAATATATCCGTTTGAAAAATTTTTCTATTTACTTAAAAAATTAAAAACGGTATTCTTTAACTAGACTTCCTTTTTAAGTCCTCCAGCAGTAGAATATGTTCTTACTATATTATCTGGTTTATCTTTAAAATGTTTTTTCATTACTTCTATGTTCTTAGGGTCATCATCTGAAAAGCCTATAGATGGCTCACTAGGAATAAAGTTATTATTAACATCATTCTTTAAATACGCTCTTTTATTTAAAACCGCAGCTAATCCTTTAATATAAGATACAAAATCTTCCATTGCTTGGACCTTCGCCTCTTCAGGGTTAACCGCCCCACCCTCATCTCCGAAAGAAACTGGATGGTACTTGTTGAGTTCTAAATAAGTTTTAATTAATTCTTCGTCACTCATCTCATCTTCACCTACAAACGTCCTATATTTTTTAAGGTTTTTAATAAGTTCATCTTTGCTTATCCCATTATAATCATTTATAATATAATTATAAACCGCTTGTTTTAATGTATTTGGATTGTGACCCCTCGCTGTGATTATGGAAAACACCGAACCGTTATTGATAGCTTCTCTGAAATCATCAAACGCGGGACCTTCTTTTGCCCTCATCGCATCGATTAAGAAATCTTTATCACCCGCAGTTCTGAAATTTCTAAATGGGTCCTCAGCAAACCCTACAATTGTCTCACCTTTATATTCAAAAGGTTCTTTACCTAAATGATGTCTGTGTTCTGCGAAGTCATCTGTTGACATACCTACTTCATCACCATCCTCACTTTTAACCATGATTTTTGTCGGCATATGAACAATATTATCATCCCAATCGAATGCATAATATTTCATATCTGGTGAACCTTCACCTTTAAATCCTTCTGTTAATTTATTTCTCATTTGGCTAAAGGGGGGATTTAGTCCCCCCGTTATTTATTAAATATTCTCGAACGAAGCTCCTGTTGGAGTAATGAAGAATTCAATGTCGATGAATTCTAATGCTTTCGTTGGTTTTAAGTAGATTTTTCCTACTAATGTGTTTCTGTCTAAGTCTTCAGGTGTTGAAGAAACTGTTACACGGAAATCGTATAAACCTCTGTCTCTTCTGATTGAATCTAAGATTGGGTTAACACTGTCTAAGAATTGTTGTCTAACGATTTGGTCGTTTTGTTCAAACAATAATCTTACCGCTACAGCTGAAATCAACTTACGAGCTTGAAGTAATAATCTTCTTACATTCAATCTGTTAAGTGCTGAGTCAGCAACTTGTAACGTTTTGTTACCCCAAATTACAGTACCTACATCAGAGAAAGTTGCAATAGGGTTAATTCTACCTTGGTAAAGTGTGTCTCTATCTTCTTGAGTCAATTTAGTTCTCGCTTTGATAGAGTTTACAAGACCTCTTGTGTAACCCGCCGATGCGAACCATGGGAACGCAATGTTATCTGTCAACGCTAAGTTTCTTACAACTTCACCTGTTGGAGGTAAGTAGATTTGTGTGTTGTTCACAGTATCTCTTACTAAAATCCATGGGTAGTAAGTTGCAGTGTAGTTAGAGTCAATTCCTGTATTATCTAAGTTATCAACCGCCTCTTGTGGGTAGATGATATCTAAAGAGTTAGTTCCATCTGGAGTGTACATTAAGTAGTCAGGAGTTGTTGCGATATACACAGAGTCAGCTCTTGAATATTGTACCATATCGATAGCTTCTTCAACAAGGTTTGAGTTGTTAACATAATCAATTGATGAAGTTGCGAACACGTTAATGTTTGTTGCTTCAGGATTACCGAATGTTAATATACCAAGTAAGTAAGCGTAGTAATCGGTGTTAGCAAAATCTTGAGTATTGTTAGCTACAACAATTCTCTTGAATAAACCTTGACCTGTCGCTGTTGGATATCTTGTAGAAGCTGATGCTCCCGCTAAATAACCTGATGAACCTAATTGGAATCTATCTTGGTTGGTTCTGAATTCTCTATAAACATCCCATCCGTCAAATCCACCTGCAAAACATAATGTATATTTTCTTGAGTAGATGAAGTAGTAAGGGTTCTCTTGAGTTTCAGGGTCGAATCTGAAATCCGCAACACCACACTCGAAAGCTGTTTGACCACTTGATAAGTATGAGTTAGAGATTGTTACTACAGTAGCTCCTGAGTCCATGTGGAAACCTCTACTTAAATAGTTCCAAGCTTGACCTTCAATAGGTAATGCTGAGTTAACCCAATTTACAGGGTTTTGTCTACCTTTAAAAGTTAAGAACGATTCATCAATACCGAATTGACTTGAGAATCCTAAATAACTTCTTCTAACAATATCTCCCGCAGATTCAGTTGCGTTAGCGGTTGTTCCAAATGGAGGGTTATAAATAACCTCACCTGGGAAATAATATTTTGTTTTGAATTGTGGTACTGGTGAAATGTTCGCAGTTGATTCATATTCTCTTTGTGTGTATCCGTAGAATCCACAAGGAATTGCATCAATTGGAGCTTCAAATCTTAACCTCAACATTCGCAGAATCTCCATCAGAGATTGAAATGAATTTAAATAATCTGTAAACTTTATTACCTCTTAACTCAGATACTAAGAAAGGAGTTTCAGGTGATTGATATTTTTCAACTTTGTATGCGATTGATTGTGAGTTTTCACTTCTAGCATCTTCTAACGCAATTAACTCAGGATTGATACCTTTGATATATCCTTGGTTGTAAGCGTAAGCTAATGAACTCGGATAAATCTCTTCAACAAACAAAGGAACTTCGTTTCTTGATTTTCCAAAGTTATCAGTTCCTAATACTTTAGTTATGTATTTAGGTGATGCTGCAGATAATGATGTTTCAAATGAGAAATTATCACCGTCTTTAGTAATACCTGATAATAAGAATCCTTCAAATGGTGAATCAGTTATACCTGAGTATTCTCCCGATGCAACTAATGTTACATCAGTAAGTCCACTAACTTCATAAACAGGACCATGTTGACCAAGGTCTGCATTATTTGAATACAACGAGATACCTCTTGAACGTAAAGTTGCAATAACCATGTTATTGTACTCAGTATAAGCTGTTCCTGTGAAACTAAAAACTTCACCTGTAATTTGACCTATAAATTCTCCATTACCGTTATCGGTTAATGATGACACATTATAGTAGAATGAATATCCTGTATAATTGTTGTTTAGATTTGCGTCATTACTAAATGTTGCGTAGTACCAAGGGTCGTTAGCGTCTGAACTTAAATCGTTAGTATCTAAATTGTTAGATTCAGAACCAAAAACATTAAGTTGGTTTGAATATTGACTAACCAAACTCCAATAATCAGGTGATGGTATTGAACCATAAAACGCGACTGTTGTTGCAGATAAAGATGGGGTGTCAATAATATTACTTAAATTACTATTGAAATCATCGTTATAAGTTGATGTACTACCATCGGATAATCTGTATTGGTTATTTAAGTTAACTTGAATATCATTAGGTAATGACCCTCCCACAAACTCAATTGTAGTAGAACCTGTAGCCCCTGTGAATGTTGCGTTGAATACTGTACCTCCCGTTGGAGCTACGATACCAATAGTTAATGGGTCAACGTTGGCAGTAACTCTAATACTCCAAGACGGACCCGCGTCATATCCTGACAAACCTAATACTCTTGTAACAAACAATTGGTTAGATTGTTGTAAGTATGACTTGGCAATGTATGCCGCCTCATATTTTGGAATTTGTGTGTTTACAAATTTTACTGGTTCCGTCCCACCAAAATATGCTTGGAACTCGTCGTAGTTAGTTATAAAAACAGGTTCGAATGCAGGGCCTTTAATTGTTTCCCCGACCAACCCTAAGGTTGTAACACCGACACTCTGTGCTACGAACGAAAGGTCCGTTTCAGATGTATATACTCCAGGTGATACAAAAACTTTTTGATTTGCTTGTGCTGTTGCCATTATTTAATTAATTCTATTGCAGATTTATTTTATTGATAAATATTCGTTACTAATACAAAAAACTTGACTTTTGAATATGTATTTGTAAACGGTATGAATAAATTCTACCTTTTTTCTACCTATGAAAGCAACTAAAGAAATTAAGAACATCAAAATTGACCCTGAAGTACACGAGATATTAAAAAAGTACTGTGAGAAACGTGGAATGAAGATTTACAAATTTTTAGAAAATTTGATAATAGAGAGGTGTAAAGAAAAGAAAGATATCTACGGAGAGAATTAAACTAAGATGTTATCAAACTTGATGTACGACTCTTGAGTATCGTCAGTTTTAATAACTTCGATTCTTAATTCATCATTTGTGGTAATTTGAATTTTTTGTACATCAGTACCATAATAGTCACCGTTGATGTAGACATCGTATGATTCAACATTATCTGAACTAAGCCAAGTTAAGTTTGCGGTATAAGCCACCACATCATTTAAAACATTGTTACCAACAACGTATAAAAAATTAGAAAGAAATTCGTCAGGATTTTCAGGAGATTTGTTTCTTCTCTTTTTAAATGTAGAAGTATCAAGTTCCATAACCTGAGCAACTCGAGCAATTGCAGGTTTAACTTCAAACTCTTCCTCGTCGATTAAATAACCTAACATTGTGAAGTCATAACTTTGAACATAATACTTTCTTGATTCCAAACTCATTTGAGATTCATCAGAAACATTGTTCATGATAATTGGAACATATTGACCTTTAATAAACGTATAGGCTTGTCTCGATGAAAATTTCTGCATAACCACTTTATTCAATTGGTTAAGCTCTCTCATTCTATTACAAATAATTTTAACACTGTAATTAATATCTACAGGAACAGGTTGAGGTATCGTGTAGATATCCATACCTTGCTCATTACCGTTCCATGTTGGAACCGATGCATAATAAAATTGTTTTCTATTTGGGATTGTATATTGTAATGAAGGATTAGTTCCAAACTTTACTTCAGGATTTCTAACCACAGTAATGAATGGTGGAGAAGGGTTATAATCTAAATCAACAAATAACGCAGTTTCTACGTACTGAGTCCAGTTTTGAGTTGTAATAATAATATCAACCATAGGTACAACTTTACCTGCGGTTATAACTTCTAAGTCTCCTTTAACAAAATCTAACATCCCCCTATCCAAATCAGCATGTAATACCGACTTAGGTAAATAAGTTCCGTCTTCATTAATATATTCCAACAACTGTTCCCTACGAGCAGACAATGTCTTCTTAGGTACTAATGGTAATGTTGGTTTAACTACGTTTCTTGGTAATGGCATTATTCTTTAACTACAAATAGTTTATTTTGTGAATTTATCATATCAACCTCTTTGGCGTTATATACAGGTTCTTCACTATCTTTATATATAAACGAATTGTGTTTGTAAGGATTATAGGTTACAATCTTATCGGATGATGGTGATGGTATATCGTCACAAGGGTATTCACAATAGTCTAATAATCTTCCAATAACAAACGCGTGTACGTTCTTACTCTTTTGTTGTCGAACCCTTTCGTTTCCACCTTGTCTAACCCTAAACTCAACATCCCCTAATTTAACATAGTCAGCGTGTAATATTACTTTACTATCATATGTAACCGAGAAAGTGTGTTTATGTAAATTATAGTACACCATAACTTTCTTGCCAATAAAGATAGAATCAAACTGAGACCCTGTTATGATTACTTTCATTATATTCCTCTAAATTCGTTTTCACTTACGTATGTCGCAATAACACTTCTATAGAAAGGTTTGTATCCACCATAAGTGTGTTTATTATCTGACTTAACAAATCCGTCATCAGACACCACATAATATCTTACTCTGTCTTCTGTTTCGTAATATCCAATATAGTCACCTTGGAATATCTCAACCCCCATATCATCAAGAGTCTTTTGATAAATAGAGAATTTCATATTACCAGGTTCTTGTTGTTCCACTTTAGAATTACCTAATAATTTATGAACAGGTGCCATAACTTGAACTAAACCTTGTAATTCAATAGGTGCCATGAATTGGATACCGTCTTCAGTTACTTCACCATAAACGTCATCAGTTTTGGTTTTATACCTATCAATACGATACAATACTATGGTGAAGTTCATATCACCTAATAACCACTCCTCACCCATACCGATGTCGAGCGCATAATCCTCAGCTCCGAAGAACTTACCTAATCTTGTAATTGGGACTAATTTTTGCATATATTGATAAATACTCAAACATTAACTATATTTAAATCAAATATGAAAATCAGTCCTCCGTTAAAAATATACATTAAGGATAGCCCTCTACATAACTTAGGGGTTTTTTCTTCACAAAAAATTAAAAAAGGTGAAGTAATAGATGTATGTCCTTTCTTGTCATTCCCTCAAAGTTCGAGGGAAACAATACCTGTTTTTACAAACTATACATTTTGTTATCCCCGTTTTGAGAATTGGACAACACACGCATTAGTTATGGGATATGGGTCATATTATAATCATTCCGAGACACCAAGTGTTGATTGGAAGACTAATGAAGAAGACCGAACTTTTATATTTTTTTCCTTAAGAGATATTAATAAAGGTGAAGAATTATTCATAAACTACGGTAACGGAAGTATTTTTTAAAAATGGATGCGAGTTTAGAGTCAAAGGCGATGACCTTATTAGAGACTTATAATGGTGGGAACAATTATATTATTGAACTCAAAAGAAAGTCACAAATAAATAAAAGGTTTTACCCTACGAGAAGTCAATCAGAATACATAATAAATAACCACGACAAACAACCTAAGGTTGCTAAGAAGTGGGTAATACTTGATGCTTACTTCGCACAGAAACTTGCCGACGATAAACTTATGACAGAAATACCTGAAAAGGTATGGGTTGAGAAGTTGCTTGCCGATAAAGAAAAAGCGTTTCACATTTGGGGGAAAATAACCGAATCAGAACAACTACATGATTTTTGGTTACCAAAAGCGGCAATCATTAAAGACAATACTGTAAAGGATGTTGTTATTAATTATGACAAATATTCTCACCGTCCACCACTCGAACATCAAAAAGAAGCCGTTCAAAAATTAGTTGAAAATAAAAAGTTTATCCTTGCCGATGATATGGGTCTTGGAAAAACAACCTCAACGATTATTGCGGCATTAGAATCAGGTTCTAAGAAAGTATTAATCATTTGTCCAGCAACTTTAAAAATTAACTGGAAAAGAGAGATTGAAAATTATTCAGACAAAACAGTTTATATCGCTGAAGGTAAGAACTTCAGTACGGATGCGGACTTTGTTATTATAAACTACGACATTATTAAAAATTTCCATGATACAAAAAAGAAAGGTGAGTCACAGATTCTTGATGCCAATTTTGATTTGGTGGTCGTTGACGAGGCACACTATATCAAGAATGCTACAGCTCAAAGAACAAAATTAATTAACGACCTTGTTAAAAAGGTGGACCGACTTTGGTTATTGACAGGTACTCCGATGACCTCTCGACCTATTGACTACTTCAACCTATTAAGTTTAATTGAATCCCCTGTTGCCAAGAATTGGATGGCTTATGCTATTAGATATTGTCAAGGTTATCAATTTAATGTTGGTGGAAGAAAGGTGTGGAATGTGATGGGGGCATCGAACCTTGAGGAGTTAAGGGACCGTACCTCGGGTCTTACATTAAGAAGACTTAAAGAGAACGTACTTGACTTACCTGATAAGATTATCACACCAGTATACCTTAGATTAAAGTCCAAGATGTATGAAGAAATTATGGGTGAGTATTACGATTGGTACGATAAGAACCCCGAGGAGTCAAAATCACTTACAGTTCAATTCACCAAGTTAACAAAGATACGTCAAGTTATTGCCGATGAAAAAATTTCACAGACAATAGAACTTGCCGAGAACATTGTGGAGCAAGGTAAGAAGGTAATCATATTCTGTAATTTCACCGACTCACTTAATAAAATATGTGAACACTTTGGTAAAGCGGCGGTTAAAGTGGATGGGTCAATGTCCAAACCTGAAAGACAACATAGCGTGGACTCCTTCCAAGAAAACGATAAGGTAAAAGTGTTTGTCGGTAATATAAAAGCTGCAGGTGTTGGTATAACCTTAACCGCAGCTGAAGCAGTTATTATGAACGACCTTTCATTCTTACCATCAGACCACGCCCAAGCAGAAGACCGAGCTTACAGATATGGTCAAAAAAACAATGTATTAGTTTATTACCCCATATTCGAAAACACAATCGAAGGAATTATCTACGACATATTAAATAACAAGAAACAAGTGATTGCCACAGTAATGGGGGACAATCAAAACACGGCAGACGCTGCCGAGGAAATTCTAAAGAGAATTCAAGAAATGCGTCGTTAAATGAAATCTGGATTATTTATAACAAATGGATAATCCAAAAATATGAAAAAAATAGAAAAACAAATTCAACAACTCGAAACACAGATACTTGAAAACCACGTCACCAAAGAAAAAGAGTTATTGATTACAGAAATGAAGAAAATAGGTATAGAAAAATTACCTTATTCTTACTCAGCCCTGAAACAGTTTATTGACCCAGAGACAATGAACTTTCACTATAACAAACACTATAAAGGGTACGTGGATAAATTAAACGATGCTTTATCAAAGAAAAAGTATGGTGATTTAGAGTTAGAACAAATAATTAAAACGATAAGTCGTTTTGATAAAACAATAAGAAATAACGCAGGTGGGGCATTTAACCACGCATTATTTTGGAATATGTTAACCCCGACACCTAAAAAATTAGAAGGGGAATTACTTAAAAAGATTGTAAAACAATTTGGAAGTTTCACCACCTTCAAGAAAGAATTTGATACTGTTGCCAAAGATAGATTCGGTTCAGGGTGGGTATGGTTAGTACTTACAGCCAAGAACACATTAAAGATTATGTCGACCCCAAATCAAGATAACCCTTTAATGAACGTAATTGAGGGTGGTGGGTTTCCAATATTAGGATTAGATTTGTGGGAACACGCTTACTATTTAAAATACAGAAACAAAAGAGACGAATACATCGTTAACTTTTGGAAAGTTGTAAACTGGGAATTTGTTTCCAAGTTATACGAAATGAGAACGGAAACCAAATTATTAGAATCCGTTAAGTTAGAAAAACTTCTAACCGAATCCAAAGAAGCAAAGTTCTGTGACGCTAAAGAGGTCCAATTCTACAAAGAACTTATCAATAATTCAAAAATCAAAAGAGTTTATCAAGACGGAGTAACTGACGTTTTAAAACAAGTGTTTAGTCAATTTTGGGTTGATAGTACAAATAAAGAAATGTCGGGGTTCTACGGTTTAGAATCTAAAGAAGGGAGGTCTATCCTCAATAACTTAAACACAAACTTTAATTCATTCTGTTTATTAACCAAAGCAATCAACACTCAAATTGATAGTGTTGGTCGACCTGAAAAAAAATTCGATTTTTCCAAAAAAGAAAATAGAAATATTAAAGAGATTGATAGATTGGTAAAAGCTTTGGACCATTTTAAATCTCAAATATTCACAAAGAATAATGAAGAGTTTATTAACATCATTAAAGTTTTAAAGAAACTATGGGATAGAGGACAAAAGTCTGAAGATGATGTTTTAGTAAAGATTGAGAAATATTTTGGTGATTCAGCAAAACTTGAAAAGACAAGTGGTCACGGACAAAAGACCGACGCATTTAAGGGGATTGATATAACCATTATATTAGATGGTAAAAAACACACCGCTCAAGTTAAACCATATTCAACGATGACTAAAGAGGACGGGAAAATTACCATGAAGGATACAGGTAATGTTAAACCTTACGATGTGGATTGGTTGATATTTATTAATACAAAGTCGAACAAAGTTTTGATTTTTGAAAACAAACCGATTAAAAATCATAATCAATACGTGTTTAATGAGAGTTCATTGATTCACGAAATAGAATAAGTAAGATATTTATTGATATGGCAGTTATACCAGAACCAGAAAGAAGTAAAATTTATACGAGAATCAAACATCAATTGGGTGCACCACTTAGAAGTGTTGAACTTGAAGATGAAATGATGGACTCATTAATGGAGTTAGCGGTTGGGGATTACGAAGAGTATATCCTACAATGGTTAATTGATTCACAATGGGTTAACCTTGTTAACTTAAATATGAATGAAAGGTCTGTTGCAAGAGCTTTGGTTACAAGAACCATGGATTTTGAACAACAGTTTAGTTATTCGTATTCTAAAATCGTTGGTCTTCAAACTGAAGGCCCTTGGGTTTTAAAGAAAGATTATTTTATTCTTGAGAAGAATGTCCAAACATATGAAATTCCTGCAGGTAGAGAGGTTAACGAACTTTTATGGTTTAGTGACCGTCCGTACAATCTTGGATTAGGTGGTATGGCAGGTCCTTTTGGTGGTGTCGGTCTTGGGGCAAGTGAGGCGGGATTTGCCCAAATGGGAAATCAAGGTTCTTACTTTATGATGTCAGGATTCGATTACTTAATTAGAGCACAAGAATCAAATATCCTTAATAGGATTTTAGGAGGTTCTTTAACTTATAGAATTACAGGTTTACCTGATGGTAAAAAAATGATTCATTTATACAATACTCCAGGTGGTAGATTCAACTGGTCAAGTTATGGACAATATGTTGGTAAGGCGGTTTGGTATTGGTATTATGATGTTGAACCTGATAGCAGAGCGGATTGTTTAAAAAATAATCCCGATATTATAAAACTACCTACAGATGTTCCTATTGAAGAACTAACTTGGACAGACTTGAACGTACCTGGCCAACAGTGGGTAAGAAGATGGTTCACAGCCTATTGCAAAGAAACTTTAGCAAGAGTTAGAGGTAAGTATAGTGGTAACTTGAAAACTCCTGATTCTGAAATTATCATGGATTATCAATCCTTGTTAACTGAGGCTAAAGATGAAAAAACTAAATTACTTGAGGAACTTACTGGTGCCGAAGGATGGTTAACGAGAATGAGACCTGAAAAAGTAATGGAAAGAGAAGCATTAATCGCTGAGAACTTAAATAAACAAATGAAGTTCCGAGCAATGCCTCGTCAAATTTACGTAATATAATTTTATGGCAATAGTAAAAACAATACCCTCAAGAAAAATCATTAGTGGATTAGTTATTGAAACATCTGAACTTTCAGTAGTTTCCGAAACAGAATATCGTACAACAGGAGAATCTTGTGTTGTGGTAAGAGGAGTTAATGAATCAACAATAACTTTAGATTCTATCACTACAGACCACGTTGTTGTAAAATCAATGACAAGACTTACAATCAAACCAGACATCGGTAAAATCGATGAAGACTATGATGAAATAGTTGCTGATAAGTATGCTTGTATTGAATTTAGATTTATTAGTGGTAATTGGTATATCTTATCTTCAGACGGTCTGAAGCAATCCTAACTTTTCCTCCCAACCTTCTTCGGCTAAGTCGTACATATAGTCAGGTTTAAGACCTCTCTTTTCCCAATATGCTAACTCAGAGTTCACATTGAGTTGTTGTAAAGATACCTCTATCTGCAGGGTCATTAACGATTAAACTATTTCTAACCTCATCTTTAAAGACAACCATCAAAGGTTCAATTCTTTTATTGAACGTTGTAATAGCTCTTGGTACATTGTAATCTCCCGTTAAGTCTGGGTCGTTATCTAAAATATCTTTATCCAACATGTAACAGTTTACCATAACACCATCAGTAATAGGTTTCGCCTTAGGATTCATAAGTGCGTTATATGCGTTTGTGTCTTTAATCTGTTTCACTGTCATCTTCTGAACATCACCCTGAGACGCCTTAGTACCGTTGTTAACATACATAATCACATCACCTAAGTTCACACTCAAGTTATTCTGTAAAGCCAACTCCATGTGAGCCATTCTACTCATACTATTACCCGCTTTAGTTTTAGTTGTTAGTCTCTTAGTATAATCATCAAGACTTAATTTAACTTTAGCTCTTTGTGCAATCTTACTAAGTGGAATCTTCTTATCATAAATGGTTTGAAGATATTCGTAGTAATACTCCACGAACGCTTTACCATCACCTTGTAATAACATTTTAATACCTTTATCCAAAAAGGCCTCAATATACAACGGAAGTTTCTTAGACTTAATACTATTACCTGTTAGTTTAATCTTACCCTTTGAGTCCATAACCGCATAGTTCTTACGAGCTAAGTTGATAGTTGAAGGCCAAACACCGTCAGTATCAAGAGCCATCTCACCTCTCATGAAGATATCATTGTACTCCGCAACATCAGCTTCAGGACCATAGTATTCTTTACCCTCCTTAACTTTCCAATTCAATCCACGTCCAACATAAACTCTGTTGTTCGCCTCATCAGGGGTTGAGAAGTTCACACCGTCCGTATCCATTACCAACGGAACATATCCTTTAGTCATAAAGAACTTAATCATCTGACGAAGGTATTGTCTACCCGTACAAGTGATTTGCTCCCCCATATACATGTCACCCCAAGCATAAACCTGAGGAGCCGACAACGCACCGAACATCGAGTTAATGAAAATCTTAATCGGTAACTGTTTGTTACCATATGATTCAGATTTCTTACGGTCAGTTGCGTAGAATTCCTCTGCAAGTTGTTTGTATTTGATACGGGTGTTACGGAAGTAACTTAACATACCTTTCATTGCACCTGTCACATCACAGTCAGGAAACACATCGTGTACCAGCTGAATAGAAGGGTATAGAGACGAGAAGTCGAGCTTAAGTACATTCTTACTATAACCAACCTTAAGTAGTCGAGAAAGACCTCCTACGAAGTCTGTCTTGGATTCCTTGGCAGGTATTGCAAGTCCGTGCTTGTAAGACCAAGCTAACATTAACATTTTCCATAATGTTGCGGTACCCATGGTTGAAACCCTTTCGTATGTTGTTGGAATCAT